GTCCCTGCTATATCCTAATTTCTCCATTTAACTACTCCTTAATTTTAGTTTTCCCAAATTACTTGTAATCCAGGTTGTCCCTCAAATATCCAAATTTCTTTGCCTGTTTCAGTTGTAATTAGATAATCATTTCCACTACAGTTTATGTCTGTTTTTTTAATTTCTTTTACAATTTCTTCATTACAACAATTTTTGCTTGAATTTATACTTTTTATTATTATTTCTTTTCCAACTTTATACATTGCTTCATAGTATGGTAATATTATGTCAAGTTCTATTATTTTTCTCATTTTCTCCTCCTAAAACGGAAATTCCTCATCAATATCATCAGTTGTTGCTTCTGTGTTACTGTTTGCACTATTTCCATCATCTTTTTTACTTCCAACAAATTCAACATTTTCTACAATAATGTATTGTCTAGTTATCTTATTTCCATCTTTCTCATAATTATAAACTTTTACATTACCTTTAATTAAAATTTCTTGCCCTTTTCTAAAATATTCAGATATAAATTCTGCTGTTTTACTAAAAGCAGTACACAGTATAAAATCTGTTAAATCTTTATCCTTGCTATATCTGTTTACTGCCACTGTAAAACTTGTGTAAGCTGTTCCTGATTGGCTAAACAGTAAACTAATATCTTTTGTTAATCTTCCTTTTAAAATCACTATATTCATTTTTTATATTCCTTTCTTTTTAATTTCTGTATATACTTTTTTTAATTCTTCTGGTGTGCAATCTAATAAACTATTTTTATTAAATTTTGCTATCATATCAAATACTTTTTCTGTTTTTTCTTCTGTATCTGCAAGTTTGTTAATAGCTTCTATTGCTTCTTTTTTTCTTTCTGCTTCTGTTTTTTCCTCTTTACCATGTGTGTTAGTGCTATCACTGTCTTTTGTATCATCTATCATAAACATACCATTTAAGGCATATTTTCTAGCATATGATGAACTTGCTCCAGTAATTTGGCTTCCGTCCATTCCTTTTTTTGTTTCTTCTTCTCTTGCAAGTGCTGATGTTTTTATAATTTCATCAGGCTTTTCTATGTTTACAAGAGTAATAGTAGCTTTTACATATTTTCTTCCTTCACTTTCAACTGTTTCATCTTTTTTACTTGTTTTATAACTTCCACCAACCTCAACTATTTCATCACTTATAAATAATGTTAGTTTCAGTTTATCTAATACAGGTTTTAAAGCTTCCAATATATCCTCACAACTTCTATATTTGTATTTACCAAAAGAGTTATATTGCCCCTTAGGTGCTTTTAATTCAACTTGTGCCTTTAATAATTTTTCATAAATATTCATCTTTCCCTCCTACATCCATTTTTCCAATATATTAAATGGATAATTTATACAAAACCATAAGATTTTAAGTATCCTCTTGATTTTAAATTTCACTATTTGCCAAAAACTTGCTTTTTTAAACTCCATTTTCTCCCTCCATTTTTATATATTTTTCTATTATTTCCACAGCTTCAACAAGCGTTATCCCAGCTGGGAAAGATATTCTATTCCAGTATTTTTGAAGTGTTTTACAGTGCATTTATTCATCCTCCAATTCTCTTATTTCTGAAATCATTTCTTTTAACAAATTGATTTCCCCTTCTTTAATACCTCTTAAAAAACTAGTATTATAACCTTCGATATCATTTTCTTCTATTAGTTTATTCAAGTTTCTAATAGAAGTTTTTACTGACTTATACATTCTTTCAATCAGTTTCTCTCCTATTTCTTTTTCTATATATGCCATTTATATTTTCCCTCCCATACCTTTATAAAGTTTTTCTAATTTTTCAATAGCCAAGTCTTTAAAACCGTGTTCACAATTTTTTAAGACTTTTAGTTGTTCATCTCTCCATTTTTCAGCTAGTTTTTTATTAGTATAATGCGCTATAGTAATTCCTAAGAATTTCATTTGTATTTCTCCACTTAATTGTGTTAAATAAAATATTTTTGCACTCACTTTATCTTTAAAAAATAATTCTTCCATTTTCTCCTCCTATATAAAATCTCTTATTGATAGCCCACGACTTCCGTATGGGTCTTCTTTTTCATATTCCCAGTCATTGACATTAAGTTTGTCAATTTCAATTTCATTTTCTAAGTCTTTTAAATCTTTCAAGAACTTAGAAAAATCATAATATTTTGTTTTAAAAGGATAAGTATTATCGCTGTGAACAGCTGTTATCTCTATATCAATATATCCAGCTTGTTCGCCGCTATCCCAGTAAGCATTTATAGAAGTATATTCATCTTCTAAATATGCTAGGTCTGGAAGTTTGAAATAGTTATCTATTTTATTTTTGTATAAGTTATCTGTTTCTGTGTACATTACCCATTCGTGATCTGCAAATTCTAGTGTGAAGTTTTTCATATATTCCCCCTTATTATGTTTTGCAAACGCTTTACATATAGTCTAAAAAAATTAATTTCATCTAATTTTCATCCTAGTTATATTATAATGCAATTGCTTTACAAAGTCAAGAAAAATTTTACTTTTTTTTAAAAATATTATAAAATAGTTGAAAATGAAAGGAGTTTAACAATGTCTTTTGGAAAAACTTTTAAAGAAATTAGATTAAAAAATAACGACAGTCTTAGAGGACTTGGAGAAAAAATTGATATATCTTTTTCTTATATAGACCAAATAGAAAAAGGATTAAGACCAATAAATAAGGATATTTTAGAAAAGTTTATAAAAGTTTATCCTTTATATAAAAAGCAACTTGAAAAAGCATATCTTGATGAAATTATGCCAGAAAGTTTAAAAGGTAGCACCTTTAATATGGAAAAACAGAAAATAAATACTGTTATCCTACCCGTCTATGGTAAGGCTTCTGCTGGAAATGGATATATAAATTTAGACCAAGAAATTTATTATTTCCCAATTAAAAAAGGCAATTTTTCTGATAGAAGTTTCTTAGTTGAAATAAACGGTAATAGTATGGAGCCGACCTTAGAAGATGGAGATTATGCTTTAGTTGACCCAGATAATATAGATTATGTAAAAAATAAAATTTATGTTGTAACTTATAATGACGAAAGTTTTATAAAAAGAATGGTTATGGATGCTAAAAGCAAAATTGTTATGTTAAAAAGTGATAACCCAGAATATGAGGATATTTTAATAACTAAGGATATGCAAGTATATTTGAAGATTGAGGGAAGAGTTATACAAGTTATTTCAAATAAATATTTATAAATAAATGGAGGGGATTTTATGAAGAAATTTATTGCTGTTTTATTTTTAATTTTATCTGTTGGAGTTTTGGCAGAAATAGTTTATATTACACCAACTGGCAAAAGGTATCATCCAACTAAAAATTGCAAAGGTTTGAAAAAAGCTAAAAAGATTATAGCTATTGAAAAATCCGAAGCAATAAAAAGAGGTTATACACCTTGCAAGGTGGGATATTGATGAAAAAGAGAATTATTATATTTTGTGTTTTCTTAGGTATATTAACAGGTTTTCTTAATATTAAAGAAAATATAAGCAGAGATATTGGATATTTAGAAAATACTGTTGGAGTTAAAGCAGAAGTTTTAGAAAATTCTATTGATGATGTTAGAAGAGCAGTAGAAGATTTAAAATATTGAGGGGGTATTAATGAGAAATAAATTTATTGTATTAGACACATCTTGCATTATTTATTTTATGTTTCTTTGTTTACATAACATTACTACTTTTAGCTATTATAACTCTCATTATAGAGTTAGATACAATGACATCTATATTTTTATACCTGTATTGATTTTTATAAGTATTATCATTCAAGAAAAAATAACAAGTAAAACTGTTACATTTTTTAATTTAATTAAGTTATGTTTTCCAATTATGTTTTTTTCTTATTTATACAGGCTTATTTTTACTTTGTTTAAAGTTTTAGATTTATTTGATGCTGAAGATATTTCTCATTTTTTATCAATTTCAATCCCAATTTTAATGTTAGAATTCATATTAGAACAAATAATATATAATTTTTTAAGAGATAAAATAATAAAATAATTATAAATAGATTAAGAGAGATTTATTCTCTCTTATTTTTTTCTTGACTTTGTAAAGCAATTGCATTATAATTATAAAAAACAGATGAATATTTTTTTAAATATAGCGTTTAGCAATAGCTAAACGAAAGGGGGTTTTAATGGATACAAAAAAAATGTTTGATTTTATAGATGTTGAACGAAGATTGAAGTTCGATGTCAAATCAAAACTTGCTGAGGCAACAGGAGTAAGCAAACAAAATTTAAAAGATTTTTTTAATAGAATGGAAAAAAATAAACCTAATAATCAATTTAATAGAATTTGTAAAATTTTAGATGTATTAGGTTATGAATTACAAATAAAAAAGAAAGGAGAATAAATGGAAAAGTTAAAAGAAACAATTAATAGTGAAATTAAATTTTTAAAGGAAGATAATACTAAACTTAATCAAGAAAACTTAAAATTGCTGGAAAACAAAAAAATATTAAATAAGATGTTATCACAAATTCCTACCAAAGCCTTAATTGAAGAGTTAAAAGGAAGAACTGGAATAGAAAGTGCTGACTTAAATAGAAAAGATGTTTTTGTATCAGCTCTCGATGAAATTTATAAAATTGAAAATAGTGATGTTTTATTGGTTGTTAAATATTAATGGCTAGTTGCTAGCATAAATTAATCAATCAATAAATAAAATTTTATTTCAGTTTTATTATTATCTTTTTTAATAAAAATAAAATCAAAATTATCTAATGTAATTTTAAAATCTTTAATAAATTTAGTATCAAAAAAATCGGCATTTTTTAAACTTAATGAATATTGATGAGTATTTTTAAAATCTGTTTTTAAAAATTCATTTAGTTGAGATGTATCTTCTGAAATATCAGCAGTAAATATCAACATTGTTTTATTTTGATAAAAATATTCATTTAAAGTTTTTATGTGAATAAAATATTCTTTATTAAAATTATCTGTAATTTTTAATGTTAAATTTTTATATCCAGCTCCAAGAACTATTGTATTTAAAAATTGTGGTTTTGGAAATAAAAAATCTTCATTAAACAAAAAACTTTTCATAAGTTCCTCCTATATAACAACTAGCCTTTTACATTATACAACAAGGGATTTATGAATACAAATCTAAGGCTAGTCCTTAGACATATAGCCATAAGCTTTTACTCCCCCCAGAAAGTAAAAATAAAATTTCTTTCATTATGGCTATCTGTGTAAGAACTAATCTTACAACACCAAGACAATAGAGTTTTGGAGTAAAAATGCTAGTCGTATTTTTAAATATTTTTGACCTAGCCGTGCCGATACAAGTTCGTAAAATATTGTGTCTATATGTTTTCTTCCGTTTTCTGAGCTTAAAACGGCATTTAAAAAACATTCTAGGGTGTAAACAAGCTAATGGATTTTATAGGACCACATCTGAATTTTAAAGTTAGCCGTACTGTTGTAAGTTCGTCAATTTACAACTATATATTTTGTCGTTCGCAGTTTTATGATGTCAAAACCGACCATCTTACATCTTTACCTAACACAGAAAAGGCAAGACCTAATCTGTGGATAATTCTAGGCAGCTGGTAAAGATGTTTGATGTAAAACTTTTCTTATAGTTTCGTATTAATTCGTATTTTTTACAAAAATACATTGAAGCTAAAAGAAAAACTTTTCGTCTTAATTCGTAATTTTTCAAGATTTTATTTAGGTTTTTCAGGAGAAGTTAAAAGTTTATTAATTGAATTAGTGGAGGCTACTTAATAGCTTGCTCGCTAATAGGTAGCTTTCACTGATTGAATTAATAAAGAGAGAGTGAGCAAGCTCTCCAAATATACAGGAGGTAATGAAATGGAAAGACCAGGATATTATGGAATATTACCAGCAAATATAAGATATGATAAAAATTTAAAACCTATGGAAAAGATAATGTATTCAGAACTAACTGCATTATCTAATAAAAATGGTTATTGTAATGCAACAAATTCTTATTTTGCAGAGTTATATGAAGTTAGTAAAAATACAGTTAGTTTATGGATAGGCGATTTAGAAAAAGCTGGATACATAAAAACAAAATTAATATATGAAACTGGAACTAAAATTATAAAAGAAAGAAGAATATATATTTCAGACCCTATCACGAAAAATGATGATACCTATCACGAAAAAGAAGTAGACCCTATCACGAAAAATGATGATACCCCTATCACGAAAAATCGTGAGGATAATAATACAAGTATTAATAATACAAGATTAATATTAAAAGAAAAATATAAAAAAGAAAAACCAGAACTTATTTACTTTATAGCAAGTCAAGGAATTAGTAAAGAATATGAGGAGAAGCTTTTAGAATTTTTAGAATATAGAAGAAAGATTAAAAAGCCAATAAAAACAATTAGAGCTATAAATTGTATTTTAAATGAGTTTAGGAACACAGGAGAAAAACATGCTATATCCTGCATAGATTTTGCTATGGATAGAGAGTATATAGGGGTTAAGGCAGATTACATTAAAATTAGCAAAGCACAAAAAGCAGAAGTAGAAGTAAAATGGGGGGATTAGTATGTGTGTAACAAGTATCAAAGAACTAGCTGAAAAAATAAAAAACAATGATTTTGATTTCATGGAAAAAAAGCCAGTACAAGTATTAGAAAATGGAGATATAGTCTTGAAAAGATGTGAAGTCTGTGTAGAAGTTATAGAATATAAAACTCCACAAGGTTATACATTTAGCAGAGACTGTGCTTGCGTTAGAAATTACAGAAAACAAGCAAGATTAAAAAGATTTAAGGACTTGTCTATAACTGATAGAAATGCCAGAAGTAATATTTTTTCTAATGCTGTTATAGATAAATCTAACGCAGAAGAAAGAGAAATATATAAAGAACTCTATAAATATGCTGAAAATTTTAGTATAGAAAAGCACGGATATATCTTTGCTGGAGGAGTTGGAACAGGTAAAACATTCTTGGCTAATTGTGTTTGTAATATGCTTGATGAAAAAGGTTTTTCAGTTTTAAGTTTTTCGTTAGGAGCATATTTTAACAAAATTAGAAAAAATATAGATGAGGAAGAAAGTTTTATAGCTGCCGTTAAAGATGTGGATTTACTGTTCATTGATGACCTAGGAAGTGAATACATCAATAGAGAAAATGGAAAGATGTGGGCAGAAGAAAAAATTTTTAGATTATTTGATGAAAGATACAGAGCTGGAAAGCCAATTATAATAACAACTAATTTAAAAGTTGGAGAACTTAAAGAACATCTTAAAATTAATGGAGTTAATAAAGTCTATGATAGGCTTTTAGAAATGTGTAAATATATAGAATTTAATTGGCAAAGCAAAAGAAAATTAAAAATATAGGAGGAACAAATGGTAAATAATAAAATATCAACAAGAGATTATTTAAGAGCTTTTATAACAAAAGCTAATAAAGAGGCTGGAATAATTTATAATGCTTCCAAGTTAAACAGCAAAGAGGAATGTGAGGAATATATTTTAAATTTAATTAAAAATCTAAGACATAAGAAGCAAGATAACAAGGCTTATATCAAAGAGATTGATAATTTGAAAGAAGAAATTGAAATTTTAAATAATAATTTGCTAGCCAAAAACAAAGAAAAAGCAAATTTAAAAGACAAATTTGAGAAGCTGGAAGCTGAAAGAATATTTTATATAACTCAAGCTAAGGAAGCTGGAGAAAAAAGAGAGAAAGCAGAGAAAGAAAAAGAATATTATAGAAATCATGCATTAAGTTGGAATGAAAGTTGTCATCAAGAAAGAGAAAAAAATAAAGTTATAAGTGATTTCAATATTTTTTTAAGTTTTGTTATAGTTTTAGAAGCCATTTTAATAGCAATGCTAATTTGGAAGTGATGAGATGAAGCTAATATACAAAATACCAATAAACATAGATAAAAAACATCTTAGCCTTAATAAAATTTATGCTGGTGTGCATTGGGCTAAGAGAAAAAAAGATAAAGATGAAATATGGCTACTTGTTAGAAGTGTGGTAGGTATGCAAAAACCACTGGAAAAGCCTGTTAAAATTAAAATGTCTTTTAATTCTGAATTAGATGTATCTAATCACGGCTATTTGTTTAAAATGATTGAAGATAGCCTAGTTAAATGTAAGTTGTTAAATGATGATAATGGTGAATTTGTAAAGCAAATTATTATGGAGAAGCAAAAAGAATTTAAAGGTGTAATAGTAGAAGTCGAGGAGTTACAGTAATGAGTTTAGTAAGAATTAGACATATACCAAAATTGATACATCATTTAGGAGATGGAGAATATAGAATAAAAGTTAAAGACAAAAGAATAATAATATTTTCTAAGAACACAAGATATGAAAATGAGGAGATAAAAAAGATACTTGAAGATATAAAAAAAGATGAGCTTTAAAAACTCATCTTTTTATTTTTGTTATTTAAAATTTTTAATTCTAGGTTCTAAGTATTCTAAAGCTTCAAAAAAATTATCATCATCTAAATATTCTGGATTTTCTTCTATGTAACTTTCGACTTCATAGAATTGACCTTTTTTAGCTTTTTGATAGATAAAATTTTTTCCAATAACTTTATCTACTACATCTCTATATTCTATTTCTTCTTCATCTTCATCTAGAACATCAAATTTGTTAAAACTTAAAGCATAATATATTTTTTTATTTCTATCAAAAAAATCATCTTTGATAAATTCTTTTTTTAACATTTCTATTTCATCTTTTTTATAATATAACCTAAAACATTAGAAACTAATGTGCTACGTTCATCCAAGCTTGTCATTTCAAATTCTTCTTCAAATACAATCACATATTCAGATATTTCTTTTCCTATTTCTTTAAGACTTTTTTTCATTATAGTTCCTCCTAATTTTTTTTATTTTTTATTAAATTTTCAAGTTCTTCTAATTCTTCAAGTGTAGCCATTTCATTTATAAAAACTTTCGCACGACTTTTATAAGTTGAGTGCTTAGTTTTTTCTTTTCCTTCTTCTGTTGCTCTATATCTTTTATTAGCTTCGTTTTGTTGTTCCTGGGTTTTATACCCTTTTCTTTTCTTTTCTTCCATATTGCCTCCTTATATTTGCGAGGGGCTTTTTACCCCTCTACTATCCTGTAAACTTCGTTAACAAAACTGAATTCTAAAATATCTGTTTTGTCTTCTGTTAGTTTTCCATATCCAAATCTTTTATTATCATCTTTAAATTTTTTTAAAAGTTCTTCTCTTTCACTATCTGTTATTATATGTTTTTTAAAATTGAATGAGTAAGAACTTAAATCGTTTACCATTTCAATTTCTATGCTCTTGTTTTCTAATAATTTTTTGATATTTCTTCTTGTTACTTTCATTTTTCATCTCTCCTTATTGATTTTTTCTTTAAGAAGTGATATAATCTAAGTGTCAAAGCTTAGAGTTTTATCACTCTTAGTTTTACCCCTCAGAAGAGGGGGGATAAATTACTTTTCCTTTTTAGTAATTGTAATTGTTAGTGACCAGCTCCCAATCACAATTATAAATTGAAATTTCATTTTATCACCTCCTTTCCCTTGAGGTACTTTAATAATACCATACTTGAACAAGTATGTCAATACTTTTTTTTAAAATATTTTTTGTAGAACTTAAAAAGTCCAATAATATCAATTGAAAAAAGTGTAAAAATTTTTTTAAAAATCAAATAAAATAATATCTTACAATCAAAATTTAATTAAAGTAGATGGGATATATAAGAAGAAGTTTATAGGAGTATAAGCAACTTTTTATGTATCCCATTTTTATTTTTTTCGGTTTGGAGGTGCTGGAAGATGTGAGCACAAGACAAAAAGTTTATAAGTTAATACTAGAAAAGAAAGACAACAAAGAAATAGCAACAGCGTTAAACATAAGTGTAAGAAGTGTACAACTATATAGAAAAGAATATGAAAAAGATTTAATCAAAAGCGAAAGCGAAATTAAAAACGAAAGCGAAAGCGAAAAAAAGAAGCGAAAAGAGAAAGCAAAAGTTTTAATTGAGTGTGGAGCAACTATAAAAGAAGCTAGTGAAGAAAGCGGCATATCTTTTAATAGTGCTATGAAGTTAAGTAGTAAAGAGAAATTACAAGTTAAGCAGCTAGAGTATTTAAAAGCATTTAGAGAGAAGTACAGAGAAGAAATCACAAAGAATAAAAAAGATAGACTTGAATTAAATTCATTAGCAAAAGAAAAGATTTATAACAATATAAGTAACAACGAAGAAATAACAAAAGCTACACAAGAAATAATTAAGCTGAATGAGCAAACTGAGCAAGAAATTTTTGAACTAGACAGAATTGAAAGACTTGAAAAGCTTGAACTAGAAAAAAATAAATTTAAAAATGATTTGCTGATAGATTTTACAGATAGATTACAAAAATTATCTGATAATGATATTTTAAAAGTTTTAGACTTTATGAAATCGTTAGAGAGTGATACAGATGAAAGTACTGATTGACTTGATAGAAAAAGAATTACAGAGCAGAAAGAGAAGCAAAAGCAATGCTTTAATTTTTAAAGCTAGAAGCTATCAACAAGACATTATAAATTTATATGATAAGTATGATTATTTCTTGCTTTGTTGGTGTAGAAGAATGGGGAAAGACTTGCTAGCTTTGTATCTTGCTTGTAAAAGGTGTATAGAAGTTGCTAATAGTGTTGTTTACTATGTATTCCCAACAATGAAACAAGGTAAAATGATGATTTTGGACGGATACAGCAATAACAAAAAAAAGATAATTGACGAAGTTATAGACAGAAAAGTTTTAGACTTACCTTTAAAGTCCGATAAACTCTATCATTCTGATAACACAATTAGATTTAAGAACGGATCTAAAATTTATTTTGTTGGATCGCAAGACGCTAACAATAAAGTTGGTGGAAACTTAGATTTATTAGTTATTAGTGAAATGGCATTAATACAAAATAAAGACATTATGATGTATTTAATACCATCAGTTGTTAATATACATGGTAAAATCATACTTGTAAGCACTCCTCGCTTTGGTAGTGAATTTAATAAGATGATAGAAGAAAAGCCACAAAAATGGTTTATTGATGTATTAAATGCTTTGGATAGTAGAGCAGTTGAAGCAGATGGAACAAGAGTTTATACAGATGAGAAGCTAGAAAATGTTAAAAGCTTAATGAGTGAAAGTAAGTTCAAACAAGACATACTTTGTGATATTGATGTAGCGAATGAAAACGCTATTTATGCAGAAAGTTTGCTAAAAGCTGAGTGGGTAAAAGATTTGAATATATCTAACAAAAAACTATATGTTAGTGAAGATTTAGGAATTAATGATAGTACAGCGTTAGTTTTCACAATAGATAATACTATAATACATCATTATGCTGCTACAGATAAAGCAACAATACATTATATTGATTATATAAAAACATTTATGAAACAAGCTAATATCAAAGATGTAGAGATTATACTCCCTCATGACGCTAGAAATAGGCAAGACGCTATTGACTATTTAACAAGTAGAAGAGAAGCATACAACAAGCATTTTAAAAATGTTAGAGTGCTGAGAGCATACGAAGTTAATAAGACAATAGAGATAACAAGACATAGTATAGAACAACACAAAATTAAGTTTTTAGACTGTGCAAGTGTAAGAGAAATGGTAAGACTTATGAAAGCATACGAATGGAAAATAGATAATTCTACTGGGGAAAATTTAAGAGTTCCAATTCACGGCAGAGGACTTGCAGCAAGCAATACTTGCGACGCAGTTGAATACTATTGTATGAGTATGTTTTTAGGAGAATATGAAGAAAAAATGAAAGAATTTGTATATCAAGATAATTACGAAAATGGGGACTATGATTTCTATGATTAAACAATTAAATCAAATTGAAATTGATGAGATAGGAAGAAAGATAGAAAGTTTTAGAAGTGATGATTATTATAAATATTATTTTGATGATTCAGAGGAAAATAACCCTGATAAAGCTTTCTTTATTGATGATAAATACTATATTGATTTCACATTTTATAATGATATTTGTTTTATGGGAGTAATTGATATCAATAGAGAAATTAAAACAACATCAAATTCAGTGTATGAACTTTTAAAGTTATTTGATGAGCAATTAAAGTATTATCAAAAAATAGCTCAATGGTGCTATAAAGCTAACAAAATTGCTTATAGATTTCATAAATTTTTAAAGAAAAAATACAATTGTGTAAGTTCAGAAGATGAAGAAAAATCAATAATAGGAGTGATGTTATGAAAAAATATGAAAATTTAAAAGAAATGGCTAATCAAAGACAATTTTGTAAAGGTGGTGGTGGGCTAGGTGGGTTTATAGGAAATACTCTAGGTTCGTTAACTGGTGGGCTTATAGGTACTGACCCAAATAAAGCAGCTAAAAGAGAAGCAGAAAGACAAAGAGAAGCTGAAGAAAGAAGAATCAAAGAAGCAGAAGCAACAGCTAAGCGTGAAAAAGAATTTTCTGAAAAATTATCAACAGATATAAGAAATCTTGAAGGGGCTAATTCACAACAACAACTTGCACCAGCCCCAAAAACTACAACTGATTTTACTAAATCATTAAAAGAAGAAGATGAAAAAGATAAGCTAAAGAAAATTTTTAGCAAGTAGGTGAAAAAATGAAAAAACCAACGAAAGCGAAGTTAGTATACTATTTTGAAGAAGCTAAGTTATACAAAGAAGAAATTAAATCAGATTATAACGAAGTTTTTGAGTTAACAGATATTAATTTCAAGATAAGAGATGAAACAACACGGCAAAAATTGACAACTAGAAAAGTTGATAGTACTGTTCTCGAATGTATTAGATTCTTAAGCAATTTCATAATGACATCTGTATTCAGTAAAACAGAGTGTTGGGCAAGATTAAAATCAAATATAGATGTAATTAAAGCTATAACTGATACAGATACAGCAGGTGCTGAAATGATAGTAAATGAAATAGACGAAGTTCTTGAAAAGAATTCGGAATCAGTATTCTGGACTAATGAAAGAACTAACTATTATACAGAAACTAATAAAGCTTTAATTGATTGTATTAAGGTTGGTACAGGTATAAGAAAAGTTGTGGAGTTAAATTCAACAGCTAAACCTTTCACATATGCTTATCAAAACTTGGATAACATATTCTTTTTAGAAGATAATCAAGGGAAACCCAACATAATTTTTAAGAAATATATTGAAAAAAATCTTGCCGATTTAAAGGATATGTTTGGGCATTTAGGTATGAAAATACCAACAGAGTTAAATGATGAAAATGATTTAGATAAAAAAATAACTGTAATAGAAAGCATAATAGGGGAGTTTGACGAAAATAAATCAGTAACTTCTTACTATCATTTTGTACATACCGAAGATTTTGCAGAAGAGTTATTATTTGAAGTTTTAGATTATAACCCTTATACAGTGTTTAGATGGCAAGTTGATAACTCTAACCCGTGGGGAATTGGAATAGCTAGGGCTAACAAGCATTTGATTAAAGAATTAAATGAAAATGTAGCAAAGAGAGCCGAACACAGGGATAAGATAGTTAATCCACCGATTCAATTTTTTGGAAATAGGGATTTGATAAGTAAGATAACATTGAAACCTAGTGCAGTAAATTACGGGGGTCATTTTAACGATTCTAATAAAGTTGGAATCCAACCTATAAACACAGGAACTAATTTGATTCCTATAGATCAAGATATAAATGACTGTAGAGATAGGCTTCGCAGAGCTTTTATGGCACAACCGTTAGGAGATGTTGAAACTACCTCTAATAGAAGTGCTACTGAAATGAGTTTGAGACATGAAATGTTTAGAAAAGAGTTTTCAGGGACATATGAAAATATAAACACTGAATTACTAGAGCCAACTTTTATGAATGCTTACTACATTTTAGAGAAAAAAGGCTTGTTAGAAGATGTAGAGAATCAAGACTATGTAACACATTCACAGATACATTATGTCAATGAATTAACACAAAACAGTGGAAGAGATGAAGCTCTAAGAATTTTAGATTTCTATAATATAGTTTCTCAATTAGTAACAGAAGAAGAAAAAGGTCTAATAATGAAGTCTGAAAAGCTTGTAAATCATATTAGAGAAAAAATGAGAATACCAGTAAGTATTGTTAACAATGAAGAAGAAATGACAACAAAACTTGAAAATCAAAGAAGATTACAAGAAATACAATTACTTGCAAGAGCTCAAGAAGATATTGGGAAAAGGCAGGAAACAGGAATACCAGGAAGAGTAAAAGAAGGAGTTGAAATGCTAAATGAGTTCTAATAAATATGATATTCAAGTACAAAAATTCAAAGGGAACCAAGAATTAATAAATTTAATAGACTTGTGTATACTTGATTGGGAAAATTATAAAGAAGCTTATTATAGAGCAAATGGAGAATATCCAAGTGAAAGAAGTTTATTAACAAAGTTAAAATTTGACATTTTAGAGGAGGATAACAGTGGAAGATGAAATATTAGAAATTAATAACATTGATGAAACAACAGAAAAAAAACAAGCTGATGAACAAGCTGATGAACAAGTTGAAGAGCAAATTGAGGAAAAGAAAACAATAAAAGTATTTGACCCAAATGAAGTTAAATTTGATGATAACTTAGGATTTAGTGGGTATAATTTAGAAAAATTTAAAGATGATATTGATATGACTGATGATAGTGTAAGAGCATTAGAAGCCTTTACAGCAGAGTATCAGAAGCTAGGATTATCACAAGAACAAGTTGAAGGTATCATAGGCTTTATGATTTCACAAAATAATCAAACAATGAGTCCAGAAGCAATAACTGAAAACTTAAAGAATAATCTATCTTATGAAGAGAAAAAATCATATCAAGCTAATTGCAATATTTTAAAAAACATTTTAAAAGGAACAGAAGAAGAAAAATATTTTAATGCAATAACATCGGATCCAGGAGCAATTAAAATACTAACAAAAGTTATAAATCATTTTCAAGGAGGTAAAAATGTAAATGGAATAAAAGAAAGAGAAGAAAGAAACATAAGTAGAAACTTAACAGCAGATGAAGGAATAGCAGAATTTAATAAGTATATCTTAATGGGTGGAAAAGATATAGAAAAGAAGAGAAAAGAAATTCAAGGAAAATTATTAAACAAAGAAGAATTAGAATATTTTAATCAAATAGCAGAGTAAAAAAAGGAGATGATTTTAAATGGCAAAACCATTAGAACAAGTATTACAAGACAAATATGCAACACAAGCACTTATAGCAATGTCAGTTCAAACACCTATGGGGCTAGCTAAGTTCTGTGAAAAAGGTGATGCAACAAGTGGAGAAAGTTATACTCTATATAGAGCAGAAGGCTCTACTGCAAAAGATGGACTTCCATCAATGTACAATTCAAATGATAAAGGTTATGAAGGAGATGCTGGAAATAATGGTGGAGATGCTGGACCACTAAAACCTTACAAAGTTTTTGGAGCTTATATATCTTCACAACATAAAATCCCTGATATTGATTTTAAGAAGACATCACTAGATGCAAAAGGTACATTACAAAAAACAATGGCAATAGCTTTATCACATAAAGAAGATGAAAAAATATTAAAATCAATAAAAGATAAAGATTCTGAATTAGCTAAAATAGACAATGCAACAAAAACTTTAGATAAAGAAGAAGTTATAAGAGCTCTAGTTGGAAGAATAGCTGTTGCTCATGCCAATGCTGCAATGACACCTGATGGACAAAAAGGAGTGTCTGTTGTATTAAATATCAAAGACTGGGAATTGTTAGTACAATCTAATTTCTTCTTAAATGGAGATTTTAAAGATTCTATTGAATGGGGAGATAGTGAAAAACCAACAAGAATTAGAGGAGCAGAATTTTTAATTACAAGAGATTCTAATATGACTCCATCAGGAACAATGTACATAGTACCATCTAATACTTGTGGTTGTGTAAATTGGAAAGGGACAGAAAAAGGTGTTGCAGAATTTCATGAAACAGATGGGGCTAGATGGCATTTACAAAACAGAAAATATATGGGAGCTATCTGTATAGAACCTGCTTTCATAACAAAATTCACTTTTAAAACAGCTTAAACCTTTAAGGGTAGGGTATAAAAACCCTACCTTTATTTTTATAGGAGGAACAATGGATTATAAAACAGGAAAGCTCTTAAATGTAGTTAGACAATTTGATAAAGCTAGTGGCAAATATGAAATTAATGGTATAGATACTGGGGAAGCAGTTTTTTTATATAGAAGAGAAAGAGAAATATTTATACCTATTCCCAGGGGTAATTACAACATAACTAAAGAAAATAACAATACATTCCTAAATGTAGATAATACTATAAATAAAGAAGCGATAGAATTTCAAATTGTATATGAAACAAATATCACTTCATCAGAATACAACGACCCTTATCCAGAACTAAAAATACTAGTTCAAAAATATAATGAATCTGTTAAAGATATTTTAAATATAAGTAAATATCTAAAAACAGTTGGAGTAAAAACAGATTCAGACCAGTTACATCAAAGCCAACTTTTACCAATGCTAGAGCCGAATACATTTTGGTATTCAGATAATAGAGGTGTAATAGGTACATTTCCTATTGGTAATTTAAATGCTACTTATCAAAAAATGGTAATGGACTTAAAAAAAGAGGTTGAAGGATTAATAGAAGAAAAAAAAGAAGAAGCTACAAGTTCAATAGATTCTCTTTTAAATGAATCAAAATTTAATTTCAAAGAGTTGGTATCAAAAAACATAAATAGTTTAAATACTACTTATGAAGATATCAAAAAAAGAATAAATGAATCTATAGAAAATTTCAATATAGAAGAAACAAGAAAAATAGAAGAATTTAAGACTTCTTTACAAGTAAAAATAGAGGAATTAAATTCTTTAGCATCTACAATTTTTCAAGATATGAACAATGAAAAAAATATAATCATAAAAAATTTAAGAAATACAATAACTGATTATATGAAAGAAAATAAAAGTATGTTTAAAGGAGATAAAGGTGATAGAGGAGATAAAGGTTTACAAGGTGTGCAAGGAATACAAGGCAAACAAGGAGAAAGAGGTCAGGGTATTACAAGCATCCGTGCTATAAGTAATAACCAAGTTGAAGTTGTATACGGGGATAATAAAAAAGAGATTTTAACTATACCTACTGTACAAGGTCCAAAAGGTGAACAAGGTATTCAAGGACCAATAGGTCCAAAAGGTGAACAAGGTATTCAAGGACCAATAGGTCCAAAAGGAGATAAAGGGGAAGGAGCCAATATAGATGTTAGTCATTTTTTAAGAAATGATAGGAGTGAATCTATTAATGGGAATTTAACAGTCACAGGAACAATATTGTCTAATAATAATATAACTGCATTTTCTGACATAAGATTAAAAACTAACATAAAGAAAATAGATTGTGCTTTAGAAAAGGTGTGTAAAATAAATGGATACACTTTTGATATCAATAATAAAAAAGGAACTGGAGTTATTGCACAAGAAATTCAAAAAATTCTTCCTGAGGTGGTTATTGAAACAGATACCGAAGAGAAATATTTATCTGTCGCTTATGGCAATATAGTAGGTTTATTAATAGAAGCTATAAAAGATTTAAAATCTGAAATAGAGGTGTTAAAAAATGCTGCCAAAGAACGGAACTATTAGTATGGATGATATAAGAAAAGAATTAAATAAAAGTGGTTCTATTAATTTGAATGATAGTGATGTCAGGAAATTAGCAAATAAACCTAGCGGGTCTATTAGTTTAAAAGATTTTTACGGCAAATCAAATATAGAAGTTATTTTGGACAGATATATTTCATATCTTCGCGACCAAGATGATTACTATATTTTCCGTGAAGAAGATGTAAGTGGTTATGAGGTTATAGATAAATATGATTTTTCGGTACTTGCTGTTAATCGTATAAGATTTGATGCTGAAATGAATTTTCGTGAGGGAATAAAAGAATTATTAGGCAAAAATATATATGTTAGTTTTATTCTAAATGATATGAAAACACCTGAGTTTACTTTTGAAGTAATAGAAAGACATTACACTTATCATATGGTTATAACTTCAAAAGAATTGACTGATATTTTTAATGACTATGTAAATAGTTTAGACGACACACCATTTATTATCAAAGCTTATATTAAATAATTGGAGGCATTAAATGAAAAAATATGTATACAGTGAAGAAAAAGCAATCAATGGTATATGGTTTTGTTTAGGTATTTTTGAAATGTATGAACAAATACCAGAGTATTTAAAAAATGAAATAATTTTTAACTCTGACTCTTCATTAGATGATTTATACTATTGGGATAAAGAATCAAAATCTGTAAAGATAAAAGATAATTATAAACTTTATCAAGAGGGAAAATATAAGTTAAAAGATGGGGAAAAAATAGAAAATAATACAATAATAAAAATAGAGCAACCAACAAAATATCATAAATGGAATAAAGATAAATGGAAATTAAATTTGTCTGAAGTAAAAAAAATATTTGAGAAAAAATTTAAATATGAAAGACAACAAAAAATAGATGCTGATTTTGAATATAAAGGCTCTATATTTCAAATGAGAGAGAATGAAGATTTAAAAAACTTTGAACAAAAATTGATGTTGTTATTATTAAAAAGAATTAAATTAACAGATATTGAAAGTTGGAGATTAAAAGACAATACATATAAAGATTTTACAATAGCTGAACTTTTAGAATGTGCTGATTTATGGGGTGCAAGAAAAAAGACTATATGGAAAGATTTTAAAAGAGTTTGTGAAGAATTAGAAAAAGCTAATAGCATTGAAGAAGTAGAAAATATAAAATGGGAGGAATAAAATGTTTAGTTTTTCAAAAGCTAGTTTGAATAAAATGAACGGAGTTGATTCAAAATTAATTAATTTAATGAAAGAAGCAATTAAAGAAAGTCCTTATGATTTTGGAATAACTGAGGGAATAAGAACACTAAAAAGACAAAAAGAGTTATTTGCAGAAGGCAAAACAAAAACTTTAAAAAGCTACCATTTAACAGGTAAAGCAGTAGATATAGCTGTATGGGTTAATGGAAAAATAACTTGGGATTTTAAATATTATAAGGAAGTTGCAGATCACATTAAAGAAATAGCAAGAAAATTAGGTTATGTAATTACTTGGGGTGGAGATTGGAAAACATTTAAGGATGGTCCACATTTCCAAATTGAAAATTAATTAATAAACAGTCTGGCCAGACAGTTATTATAAAAAAATTAAAAATTTTAGGAGGTAATAAAATGGGAAATTTAATTGAAATGGTAAAATTTTATATTGCAAATATGACAAAAGAGGCTTGGGTTGGCATAGCATTAGCCTTAGTATTTATTATAGTTGTGGTTATTTCTAAGAAGAAATATGCAGATACTGTTGAAAAAGCAATAAGACTTTCAGAACAATCTTTTAATTCAGGAGAAGGTCAAAAAAAGTTAGCAGCAGCAATAAGTTATATCCAAAATGCTATAACTTTAATGCCTTGGTATGTAAGATTAGTAATAGTTCCTGTGATAAACAAAAAAAATATTATAGATGCAATAGAAAAAACATTACAAAGAATATCAAATACATTTGGAAAAGGCTCTAAGGTAGATATAAAAGGTAATGAAGATGGAGAAAACTAAATTAATCCTGGATCCAATTTCAAATGGGAAAGCAGTTTTAATGCAAGACTATATCTACTCTATCAATGGTTATGATATTAAGGTATTTACAGGTTTCATCACTGATGGGGCATCAGTGCCTCATTCTTTACAATGGTTATATAATCCTTATGGCAAGTATATAAAAGCAGCAGTTATACACGATTATTTGTACTCAACATATAATAACACTGGTATAAATAGAACTCTTGCAGATAAAATATTTAGACATATTATGAAAGAAACAGGAGTAGATAATAGGACCAGAAGAAAGTTTTATATGGCAGTTAAGTACTTTGGAGCAACATCTTGGAAAGCAAAACTTGAAAATGAGGGGTATAAGGATAGAGCTATAATTGATAGAACTAAGGAGGCTAAGGAATATTATAACCATTGGTATAAAATGTTAGGTATTAGGTGATATTATGGAAAAAACTTTACTAGAATATGGTGTAGTAGGGGCTATTTTACTGTATTTTCTATGGAAAGATAGTAAGACATTTGAAATTTATAGAACTACTATGCAGAAGATAGTAGACCAGTTGGAAGCAATGCAAAAGGACCAAACAGAATTAAAAAAAGATGTGGAGGAGATTAGAAAATTCATCAAGTAATGGGTAGGTTTATTACCTACCCGAAAAGGAGTGTAGCTATGAAAAGAGAAGATATAATTTCAAAGGCTTTTTCTAAACTTGGAAATAATGGTTCGTATAACGATAATGGTGGAGAAAGATATCAAAAAGCCGTAGCTTTGCTAGATAGTTTTTATGAAAATATAGCAACTGATACAACTTTTTTATTCAATGCCATTACGGTTAAATTAACAAGTACAGGTCAGAATGAGCAAGGTGAATACAGATACAATGTGCCTATTGACTGTTTGAATGTTATTAATTGCCAAAACATAAATAGAGGATTAGAAAATTATAGAGAAGAAGGAGAGTTTATATATTCTACTTCAAGTGAATTATTCATTCATTATTGTAAAAAATTAGATTTTGATGAATTACCAGACAAGTTATTTAATTTATTAGTGTGTGGGTTAGCTAAAGAATTAAGTTTAGCTTTCAATGCTTATAATGACAGATATCAATTATTAGATGCTAAATATCAGGAAGAAAAAAGAAACATTATATACCAACAAGGCTTTAATCATAATGTATGGGAGTAGAAGTATGATAAGTAGAGTAAATTTATTTAATTATGGAGAAGTAGGAGAAAGACTATCAGGTATAAGAGAATCTGAAATACATCAGCAATCAGCACAAAAAATTGAAAATTTAATAATAAATGAAATGGGAAATTTAAAGATAGCAAAAAAATGGGAAGAAAACATTTTGCCAAATGGGGAAATATTTCATCGTTTATTTGATACAAAATACAATTTTTACATTGGTGTATCAGAAAATTATATTTATACAATAAAAAAAGATTTAAGTAAAATTCTGTATAAATTTTCTATAAACTCTAATTATAAGGAATTTAAATTTGTAGATGATAAGTTATTTGGAAAAGGGAATCCTTATTTGGTATATGAATTTGATAAAAACACAGGAAATATAGGAAGTTCTAACTTTTTAGAACTTCTTAAATATCCTATTAAAGATAGACAAGATGTGAAAATAGATGTGTATAAATGCTATAAATTAAAAGATACTACTGAAATAAGAGTATCATTATTAGGTACTTATACTAATCCTAGAATTAAAAGTGATAATGGTATTTATCTTTTTGAAACTAATATAAAGTTAGAAAGGCTTTATAAACAGTATAAAACAAGTATTACAGATAATATAATAGATGGTGCAACTGATGGAATGGTTTTTGGTGTTATGCACGGATATTTTAAGAAAGATGAAGAAAAACAATATTTATTAGGAAACAACAAAGTAGAGTTAGTTGTTGGTGGAACAGATAATAAATATGGTTCAGAATATTTTACAACTTTTAATAAGAATGTTAGTGGTGAAATAGGATATGGTGAATTAAAGGAATTAAAAAATGATATTATAGATATAGGAATGTTCTCTGATAGGTTATATATAATAAAAGATGGGATATTCTATTTTTCTAAAAAAGGAGATTATTTTGATTTTAAGAATGATACAAAAGCTGATAGTGCATTTTTCTTTAAGCCAAACCCTATAAACAATATCTTCCCAAATATATATTCGTCAGAAGTTGGGGATAGAATGTATGTTACAACCAATAAAGGAGTATATGTAATTAGTTCAGGGAGTGTCTTTTCGTCAACTAATTATTCTGTACATATAGCTAGTGAAATTCCTTGTAGAGATAATGGGGTTTTAATATCAGATAATTTTTTTTACATATCAGAAGAAGGACAGTTAAAATGTGTGCAAGTCATACCTAATCAAACTGGATATGAAACTTTTGTAACTGTAAATGTTGAAAAATACGATATCTATTCTGAATGTGATAGTATAGGTAAGTTAAAATATGATGACAGAATAATGCTTGTTGGTACAAAAAAGAAAAAGAAATCTTTAGATACAAGTTTTAATTCATTAGTTTTTTATCAAGTATTAGATTTTAATATTTTTAGAAGATTTACTATAACACAAGATTATAAATTCAAAAAAATAATTTCTTTAGATAAGTATTTACTTTATCAAAGTGATAAAAATATTTTGCTGTGTGAAAGTAAAAATAATGTTAAAACAGCAAAATTGAAAATTAATACACCAGCAATTTCTACTGAAAAAGGTGGAAACTACTCTAATGATTATCAAAGTAATGTAGAAAGAGTTTTTATAAAAGTGCTAAATGAAGAAAGTCAAGCTATAAAAGGTATGAAAATAAATAACACAGCTATTTCAAAAATACCTGAAGAAAGTGATTTATTTAGTTGCTTTAGACTTGATGAGCAATTTCCAATTTTAAATGGATATGAAATAGAAATTACAACTAATGAAAATGATAAGATTTTTGAAATACTAGGAATAGACACAAAGATAAAAGTTGCTAGTGATTAGGAGGTAGAATATGTTGTCTGAAATAATTCAAGGTGGAAAAGGATTATCTCAAATCTTAAATGGATTCAATAATAGTAGAGCAGCAAAAAAGATAGCAGGAATACAAAGAGAAATAGCTGGAATGCAGTTAAAGTATAATAAGAAACAAGCTAAAGAAGCTACTGAAACAAACTTAAGAGGAATGTTAAGACAGTACGCATCAGCTAGAGAAAGTTTATACGAACAAAAAGAAAATGTAAGAATGAATTTAAATTTCAAAAGTCAAATGAAAGGTGTTGAAAAAAAAGACAATTCTTATATTACAGATAGTAAAAATAAGCTAGAAAGTGAATTTTTTGAAAATATGAGAAATACCATAGAAAATCAAAAGAATGATTCAATAAATATATCTAAGCAAGGTATAGACCAAGTATATCAAGCACAAGGAAGCTATAACCAAGCTATAACTAATATCAACGGAGTTGAGATTCAAGCTCATCAACAAGCTAATCAAATGATACTTAATGGTATAACTGATGTTGCTATGGCTGGGATATCAGCTTATAAAAACTTTAATGCAAAATCAGAATTACCTACTGATGATTCAAGTAAAGAACAGCGTGTAAGTAAGGTAAATTTTTCTAAACCTTATAGTTTTAACAGAGGATTTGATTCTGGTTTTGGAAGACCTAAATTAAGTTTAGGAGGAGGATTCTAATGGAATTTTTAGAAAAGGTTGTACAGAATGAAAGAACAGGTGCAAATATAACTGGTGTTCAAGTAGATACAAGCACACAACATTTATTAAATAAGCCTTTCTTAAGAGGTTTTGAAGAATTAGAAAAAATAGCTAAAGAAATGGATGCTATAAAAATAAAAAATAAGAGAACTGAATTTGAATTAAGTTTAGAACAAATGGATTTAGATTTTGCCGAAAAATGGAATGACCCTAACATATATAGAGATAAAGAAAAATATGAAGCTATGTTAGAAGATAGAAACTATCACTTATACACATCT